AGTGGCTTGTGTCGCTGTTCCCGGAACTGACGGACACGGAGCGGATAAACCTGCAGGCGTACATCTTCGCGAATCAATCGTTTCCTTTTGGGAACATCATACCATCAACGACCACCGTGCGCACCTTCGAGGAGATGGAGGGGCTTGGGTGGTTTCCAAATTCTGAGCCATGATTACAGACGTGACAATTACCTACCTGCCCGAATTCCTGTACGCCATGTTGGACTACATCGCGATGGCAAACGGGCCCGGAACGCCACCGCCGTTCAATCCGATTTACGACCTGAACACAGACGGGGTTGTCAACATTAAAGACGTGCTGATATGTTTGGCTGGCTTGTCGTTTTGATCGCGGGGCACATCGTAATCAACGACTACGAGAATGCCAACTAAGGAAGTCCAACAGGCGTACGTTGCGTTTGCCGACGAAGTTCTATCTGCATCAAAGCGCGAACTCGGCACACGCAGGATAGGCAAGAATCGCAACTACGGCGTAGCCACGCGGACGCTTCAGAAGTCGTTAAAGTACCGCATCCGATACGGCAAGTTCGGTATCTCGTCGATTGAGATGTACGCATCGGGTAAATCGGCGAAATACGCGAATTTCGTCCATTGGGGCGTAAACGGAACGCGCAAGCGACGAGGCGCACCGTACTCGTACACCAACAAACAACCCCCGACCTCGGCAGTTATGAAGTGGATGAAGGCGAAGCCCGTCCGATTGCGTGACGAGAACGGGCGATTCGTGAAGCAGACACCGAAGAAGCTTAGGAGTGCGGCGTTCCTCATCGCACGGAGCATCAAGCGGAACGGAGTGCCTGGAGTGTTCTATTTTGAGAAAGGATACAACTACGCCATCAAGAAGAAAAAAGGCATCTTGGAGGAAGCGGTGGCGGCGGATGTCGCAAGCATCATCTCCGCTCGTCTTTCTAACACAAGCATCTCCCCGAAATGAGCGCAACGATAGACAGCAACCCGACAGGTGTGCGAGTGGTAAACCAACCGCTCGTGTGTACGTTCTCGACCGACACGACCATCACGGACGCGTTTCGGTTCGTGGTGCAGGTGTTCGAGGATTCCACAGAAATAGGCAAATACTACCTCGCTCCGAATGCAAACGACGTCGCGCACATCGACCTGAGCGAGCTGCTCCGCGACCGAGTGGAAGCGGACGACGCTACGCACACGGGAGGGGCAGTCATTCACGCCAACGACACGAACTTCCTCGCACGTTCCACCACGGGCATCCACGAGATACAAGTCCGAGTCGGGGAATGGAACGGCACGGCGGAAACGCTGAACGACGACAACGCCACCTTTCTGATTGTCGGCGGAGCAGAACAGAAAGCGAGCGGGTTCAACCCGGACTTCTCCGATTTCTACGCCACCTCGAACACGCGCACGGGATGGCTCACCGACTACGCAGCGGGGACGTACATTGAGATGAAAGCGCGGGACGAGGACGAAGGTCGCGTGGCGTTCATTGCAAAGAACACTTACAGCGACGCCAACCACATCCGTTACAGCGTCACGAAGTCAAGCGGCACGACAACCTTTTATGTGCCCATCTCAGCCACTTACGGCGGTCTTGTTCCGTCTACGTCCACCTTGGGCGGCTATCTCCAGTACGCGGCTCTCATGCCCGAAAACATCGACGGCATGACAGCACTCGATGGTGTAAGCGGGTCGCCCGTGGGCATCGTGTTGAGCGGTTGGATTTCGTACACGGTCACGCTGACCAACGACACCACCGCGAAATCGAAGTCCATCCGCGTCACTCGCGATTGCGTGTCGAAGAATCACACTCAGATCGCGTGGACAAACTCACGCGGGGGATGGGACTATTTCAACTTCAACGGCAAGCGACTCGATACGACCACGACCGACAGCAAGCCGTACAAGTCCGCGCTCGGCGACTGGGATGCCGCCACGTACAACTTCAAGTCGTGGAATCGTGAAAGCAAATACTACCACAAGACCGCGACGCAGGCGTACCAACTGACGACCGTATGCACCGAGGAGGAAATGCAGGTTATTCGGTCGCTGCTGCTGTCGCGCAAGGCTATGATTCGCCTCGATAATTGGTTGCCTGTGACCATCTCCGAAAGCTCGCTGCAAATACGCGAAAGCGGGCACCGTATGTATCAGGTTTCGTTCTCCGTTGAACTCGCTCAGACGGTGCTATGCTGATTCTTCAAGTGAACATCGACGGGTGGAAGACGGTCGAACTCTACGACCACGAACCCGTCAATGTGAACTACAAGTTCACCGAGGTCACTGAAATCAACAAGCCCGCTTCGAGCTACTCGCAGACGTTCCGAGTGCCGATGACCAAAGCGAACCAAGACGTGTTCGGGGTGGTGGGGCTTGGTCACGTGCCGGATTTAAACTACAAGGAGAAAATACCCGCCCGCATTTCGCGTGGTGGGGTGACGCTCATGGAAGGTTTTGGGCAGGTGAAGACGTTCTACTTTCAACGCGGCAGCTATCAAGATTTGGAGTTCGTCGTGTTCGGCGAGGTGGCAACTCTTTCGCGCAATATAGGCGACGCGATGCTCCAGGACTTGGACTTGTCTTCGTACAACTTCGCGCTTGATTCCACCAACACAAGCGACGGGTTGAGCTCGTCGGGGTTGTCTTCGGGTGTTGTTCGTTTGGGCGTGGTTGATCGCGCCTTCGGGTTCTCGGATAGTGCCAACCCGTACGACGGTTCGCTGTTCTTTACGCCTGAATCGTTCACGCCGTTTGTGCGCGTGCGGGAGTTGCTTGATGCCATCTTCGACGAGGCGGAATTATCGTACGAATCCGACTTCTTCGACGCGCAGGACGACTTGTACCTCATGGCACTCGCAGGAGAGCGTTTGTACACCCTCGCAGAGGCTCAGACGCAAGCCCTGTTCGTGGGTCAGACATCCGAGCAAAGCATCACCGCGAGCACGTGGACGGCGTTAGATATGATCGAAACGACGCCCTACTACGACGACCTTACGGCGTGGGCTACCGATACGTTCACCGTACCGACCACGGGCTACTATCAATTTCAACTCACCCTAAGCGCAACGGCTTCGAGTTTCGACGTGCGCGTGGTGGGGTCTTCGAGCGGCACGGTGTACACTGCCACAGGCTTGAGCGAGGCGGGACAACTGACGTTTGAGGTGTTGTTAGAAAACGCGGAAACGGTCGAGTTTCAGGTGCAGTCGTCGTCGGGGTTTGACATCCTCGCGGAGTTGGTTCTTGTGCAATATTTTCAAACGGAAGGGTTCACGCTCGACGTAGCCCGGAACCTCCCGGAGCTCAAACAAATCGACTTTGTGGCTGGCTTGCAGAAGTCGTTCAACCTCGTCTTCATCGCGGACAAGAACCGCCCCACTCACTTCTACATCGAGCCGTGGAGCGACTACATGAGCGCAGGAAGTAAGAAGGATTGGACGAACAAAATAAACCTGGACAATGACATCACCATCTCGCCGACAACCGACCTTCAAAAACGAAGGTACACGTGGACGCAGGCGGAAAGCGAGGACACCATTAACAGCCAAGCAAAGGCGCAGACTGGCGAAGTTTACGGTGCAAAGATTGTCGAGGATGCTTCTAACGATTTCGCCAGTGGGGAGTTCAAGGTTAGTTCTCCATTCGCTCCGTTTGTTATTACGCCCGTTGGTTCGACGGGCATTGCTGCACTTAAACTATCGACTCGCGATCAAGAGACTCCAAAGCCGATTAAAAAGCCGCGACCCTTCCTTGCCTTCTACAACGGACTCGCAGGCGGAAGCGTCTACTACAACATCGGAGGGAGCCAAACGAACAAGCCGCTGCCGCATTATTCAGCGAATGAAAGCCTTTTGGCAACGCTTGGCGACCTCTCGCTATTTTACGGACACCCTCCCGGGTATCATTTCATCTTTACGACGCCGCTGAACGCGTTGTATTATCGGTGGTGGAGCGCGTGGGCGAATGAGCTCTTTTCACCCGACGCGCGTATGCTGACGGCTACGTTCTACCTCACGCCGTCCGACATCGCGCTGATGGAGTGGAGCGACAAAATCTACATCTTCAATCAGTACTGGCGCATTCTTGAGATTCAGAACTACGACGCGACCAAAGACGGCCTCACGCGCGTGAAGCTCGTGAAGATTCTGGGAGCGATTCAGGACTGCGAGCAGATACCGTCTACGGGTTCGCGCGGGACGATACAAGGCACTCCCACCTCGCTCACCAAGAAGTGTTGCGAGCGGTACGGGTTCCTTTACGACCCGACTTCCAAGAAATGCTACCAACCCGCACCCCTGGAGATATGAAACTGAGAGAGACCAAAGACTTTCGATTCATCCTTGACGCCATCGAGCTAATGCCCAAAAAGAAGCGGACGCGGGTTAATTTGAAGACGGTTGATCGCGTCCTCGCGTTCGGCATTGTAATTACTTGGGCGGTTATCCTGTACACATGGCAAAGAATGACGTAGTTATTAAGATTGACGGCGACTCGTCGGGGCTGGAGAAAGCCATCGAAGCCTCGGAGGACGCGGTCAAGAATCTATCCAAAACGAACCAAACGGCGGTCAGTCAGCTCGACAAGTTCACGGGCGGGATGGCTACGTCTTTTGTTCAAGCAAAGGCGGGCATAACACAGCTCATCAAGGGGCTTAACCTCACCAAGGTCGCAATCATTGGGACGGGTATCGGTGCGCTCGTGGTGGTCATCGGTTCGCTCGTCTCGTACTTCACCAAAACGAAGAAAGGCGCGGAGCTGCTTGAGCAAGCCACGGCAGGACTTGGGGCGGTGATGGGCGTCCTCACGGATACGCTGTCCTCGCTTGGTGAGTTCTTTGTGTCCGTCTTTACTGAACCGAAGAAGACAATTACGGAGTTAGGCGACACGCTCAAGACGTTCGTCATGGACAAAATCGACCAGCTCCTCGACGGGTTGGGGTTGCTTGGTTCAGCCATCAAGAAGGCGTTCAGCGGTGATTTGTCGGGGGCGCTCGATGACGCAAAGGAAGGATTCGGCAAGGTGGCCGATTCCGCGCTTTCACTGAATCCAATTACAGGCGTTGGGTACAACATCGCCAAAGGATTTGGAGCGGCGGCGTCGGCTGCTGAGGAAGCCGCGAAGAAGGCTATCGAGTTGAAAGAAGCCGAGCAAGCGTTGGCGGATGCGCAGCGGGAGACGATGGTGGAGACGGCACGACAACGCGCCGAAATCAAACAGTTGAATCTGATTGCCGAGGACACCACGCGCAGCGTAGCCGACCGCATACAAGCGGCAGAGCGCGCAGGGCAAATTGAGCGTGAGTTGTTCGAGCGCAGGAAAGCGGAAGCGGAGGAGGCGTTGCGCATTCGACGAGAGCAGAACGCACTCAGCAAAAGCAGCGCGGAAGACCTGCAAGCAGAGGCCGAGTTGGAAGCCGAGGTGTACAATCTCCAAGCCGAGTCGCTCGAACTGCAAACGACACTCCAAAACAAGCTGAACACGCTCCGTGCGGAAGGTGTGCGGATGGATGAGGAAGCAGCCGCCAAACGTGCCGAGGAAGCCGAGAAGCGCGCAGCGGAAACGCAAGCGGAGATAGATCGCATCAACGCCGAGAACGCCGAGCGCATCGCTAAAGAACAGGAACTGCAGGAGGAGCTAAACCGCATCGACGAGACCGCCACCGAGCGCGCCATTCGCGAAGCGGAAGAGGAGTATGAGCGGCGTTTGTTGTTGGCGGTCGAAAACGCTGAACTGCAAAAGCAAGTCGAGCAACAGTACTTGGACGACATCGCGGCAATTCAGGAGCAAGCACGGCAAGAGAAAAAGGCAGCGGACGACAAGGCGCGAGCAGAAAAGAATGCCGCCGACGATGCCCAAGCGCAGAAAGACAAGCAACGCGAAAAGGAACTGCAAGACGCGAAACGGCAGATGCAGGCTCACGTGTTCAGCTCCTTGAACGCGCTTGCGGAGCTGTTCAATAACGGCGACGAGAAGCGTGCACGCAAGTCGTTTCAACTAAGCAAGACGCTCGGCATCAGCGAAGCCACAATCAAGACATACCAAGCGGTGGCGGATGCGCTCGCTAAAGACGCTGTTCCTGGCGTTCCAGGTTCGCGGTTTGCAGCAGCAGCGGCGGCAGGTCTTGCGGGTGCTGCACAAATTGCCGGCATCGCACAGCAGAAGTTCTCGGGCGGTGGCGCTTCGGTTCCGTCAGTATCTACTCCCAACTTGGGCAACCCAAGCGCTGCGAACACGGGCGCACCGTCGTTCCAAATCCCGAACCAAGACGCGTTCCGGTCGTATGTCCTCGCCTCGGACGTTAATACAGCACAACAAGCCTCACAAAAGGTCAAAGACCAAAGCCTACTACTCGGATGAAATTGATTGAACTACTACTGGAGGAAGAGCAGGACGGCATCCAAGCTATCTCGCTTGTAAGTGAACCCGCGATTGAGGAGAATTGGGTGGCGTTGTCTGACGTCAAGTTGAAAGCCATCGACACCGAACGGCGCATTGTTATGGGTGCTGCGCTTGTCCCGAACAAGCCGATTCTCCGTCGGAACGGCGAGGAGGAATTTTACATCTACTTCAGCGAGGACACCATCCGCAAAGCCGCCGAAGGATACATGAAGGCAGGGCATTTGAAGATGTCGAACGTGGAGCACGAAATGGCGGTCACAGGCGTGACCACGATTGAGTCGTGGATTGTGGAGGATTCGCAGGTGGACAAAAGCGCGTTGTACAACCTCAAGGTTGACAAGGGGACGTGGATTGTCAGCATGAAGGTTGACAACGACGCCGTGTGGGACGAGTTTGTCAAGACGGGACGCCTCAAAGGGTTCTCAATTGAAGGCAAGTTCACCCAGCGCGTGGACGGCGCAAGCGCACCCGCCGACCTCGTAGAACAAAAGCCTGCCGAGAGCGACCCGGACTACATTGAGCGGTGTATGGCGGAGCTTGAAGGCGAGTACCCGGACCCGAAACAGCGGTACGCGGTGTGCCGTTCGTACAGGGAGATGGAACAAGCCTTGTCAGAACTGGAAAAGGAAATTCGTTAAATTCAAAATCACTCGCATGACTATCAAGGAACGCGTGGCGGAAATGGCGCACAAGCTCGCCGTTGCACTCGCCGAAGAACAGGCGCAAGCCGAAACCCAAGAGGAAGTCAAAATGGCCTCCGCAATGCTCGAAAACGGGCAGGAAATCCAAACGACTGCCGAAGCTTTCGCTGAGGGCGTGGACGTCTTTGTCGTGAACGACGAAGGCGAACAAATCCCGCTCCCCGACGGCGACTACACGCTCGAAGACGGCACGATGTTCACCGTTGCCGAGGGTATTGTCTCAGCGATGGGCGCAGCGGAAGTAGAAGAAGCAGCGAAAGAAGAGGAGATGAGCAGCGAAGAGCCCACCGAAGAGCCTGCTGTCGAAGCGGCTTTGTCGCGTGAGGAGGTGCAAGGAATGATCGCGGCAGCCATCAAGGAAGCCACGACCAAATTGTCCGCCGAAATCGCGCAGAAGAACGAGCAAATCGAGCAACTGAGCGCACAGCCTGCCGCTAAGTTGTCACGGGTGAAAGAGGCTAAAACTTACAGCAAAGCCGAACTCGCTCAAATGTCCGTCCGTCAGCGCATCCGCGCATTGTCTAACTGAAATCAATCCTGAATCATGGCTAATATCACAGCAGCAACGGGAACGTACGCGGGTAAACTCGCACTTCCTTATGTCAAGCCCGCAATTCTCGCGGCTGACACCCTCGTCAACAACTGGTGCGCCATCCGCCCCAACGTTGTCGGTTCTGAAGTCTTGCGTCACTTTGACGGCGCAGCAATCCGCGCTCGTACGTGCGGCTTCACAGGTCAATCTGGCGCGTCTTTGGCTGAGGTCGTCCTCGCCACGACGAAGCTCGAAATCAAGTTGGAGTTGTGCCAAAAAGATTTGGCTGGCACTTGGGAGGCTGACCTCATGAACGACTCGCGGTTCGCTCCTGCGGACACGAAAGAAGCGATGTTGCAGTACATCGCCGAAATCGCAGCGCAAGACGTCGAGAAGAACTTGTGGCAAGGTCTTTACGACTACACCGACCAAGGCACGGACGGCAACGCGCTCACGGGCTTCGGTGGCTTCACCTCGAAGATTGTCGCAGCAGGTGGAGACATCGCCAACGACGACGCGCTCACGGGCGCAACGACTGCGGACAACATCCTCGACCGCTTGGAGGCGTTGGTGGGTGGTGCGCCGTCTTACCTTTTCGGAGAGAGCGACGCGTACATCTACATGAGCCCCGCCATGAAGCAGCTGTACTACTCGGCAATGGCTGCAACGCACGGCCCGGTGTTGGGTGAAGTGGTGAACAGCTACGCAGGAATTCCGATTGTTACGCCTCGCGGCATGGCTGCCGATACGTTCGTCTTCACGACGGCTCGGAACCTCGTCTTCGGTACAGACTTGAGCGGCAACGACTTCGCTACGCAAGCGGGTGTTGTTGACTTGAATGAGTCTACGTTGGAGGACGTGGTGCGCGGCATGGTTGCGTTCACCGCAGGTACTGCCATCATCGACCCGGCAGCCGTTTCTTTCGCAGGTCGTACCTCTTAATTCCTTGCAATCATGGCTTGTTCCTTAACTATCGCAGGACGGAGCCTCCCTTGCAAGGACGCAATTGGAGGCGTCAAGAAAGTGTACTTCGGCGAGTTCGACGCTACGGATTGGGGCGACGTTTCCAACGGCGCAATTGGCAACTCAGAAGCGGCTGTCACGGTGTACGGCTTCGAGGTCTTGAAAAACACCTCGTACTTCACGGAGACCATCACGGCATCCGTGGAGAACGGCACTGTGTTCTACTCGCAGGAGGTGTCTTTGACCTTCCCGAAGTTGACCGCAGCCGACCAAGCGCAGTTGCAGCAGTTCGGCAAAGGTCGTCTCATCATCATCGTCCTGGACAACAATGACAACTACTGGTTGGTTGGTGTTCGTCGGGCGGCTGAACTGACGGGCGGCACGGCTTCAACGGGTACGGCATACGGCGACGTCAACGGCTACCAATTGACTTTCACGGCTGAGGAGCCTATTCCCGCTCCTTCGCTCACGAAGGATACAGCTGCGCAAGTGACCTTCACGGAGGCAGCGTAATTTGAACGACATCGAAAGAGGGGCGGCGGTTGCTGCCCCTTTTTTGTGTCCTAACTTTTCGGGCAGTTCGTTAATTGACAAATGCTCCAACTCCTTCCGAATCATTCTGCGACGCAGACGATGTACCTCACGCTCCAAGAATCGGCGCGAGATTACGAGTACACGCACTATCTGTTTAAGCTCACGCACCGCTTGAGCGGCGCGGAGCATTTCTTTGTTGCTGACGTGTCCGTAGATAACCCACGATATACGGCGGTGGACATCGTGACCGACACCGACGACACGAACAACGTCTTGTTGACCGAGACGGGCTATTACGAGTACGCGGTGTACGTTCAAAGCTCATCGAGCAACCTTGACCCCGCCAACGCTACCGCGCTGATTGAGCAGGGGCTGCTCTACGTCTTCGGTGTGGACATCACCACAACCCCAACCATCAGCGCGAGCGATAACTTTGTCTACTATGGAAACTAAAGTATTGAGCGTGGCCCTGTCAGGGTACGAGCCGCGCAGCTATTCGGAAAAGTCCAACGGCGACTACATCAAGTACGGCGAGGACAACCTCTTCCCGCAGTATTTGGTGGAGTTGTACAACGGCTCTTCGACGCACCGCGCTTTGTGTACGACCATCGCGGGGATGATCTACGGCGACGGGTTTGTCCCGACGGACTTGGACAGCCGTTTATTGTACGAGAAATGGAACTTGGAGGACGAGTTGCGCAAGGCGGCTCTCGACTTAAAGTTGCAAGGAGGTTTCGCGCTTGAAATCAATTGGAGCCTCGACCGCTCGGCTATCGCCAACGTTTCGCACGTGCCGTTTGAAAACGTCCGTTGCGGCGAAATCAACCCCGACACGGAGCAGGTAGAAGAGTTCCACTACTCGGTGGATTGGACGGACAAGACCGTCGAGCCGATTTGTTTGCCTCGCTTCGATTCCAAGTTGAAGAACGACGAACCCGTGCAGCTCTTGTACGTAAAGCCGTTCTCTCCTGGCTCTTCGTACTACCCCAAGCCCGATTACATCGGCGCGTTGCCGTACATCGAGCTGGAGCCTGAGATAGGCAAGTTTCACATCAACAACATCCGCAACGGCCTCATGACTTCAATGGCGGTTCACTTCAAGAACGGAGTGCCACCTGAGGAGGAGCAACGGGATATTAAGAACCAAATCCAACGCGAGGCGGCGGGCGCAGGCAACGCGGGAAACTTTTGGGTGACGTTCTCGGACGACCCCGACCGCGCTCCGTCGATTGACACGTTCCAACTTTCGGACGCGGACAAGCAATACGAGTTCCTTTCGCGTGAGTGCGTGGACAAGATTATGATTGGGCACCGCGTCGTGTCTCCTGCTATGTTCGGAGTGAAGACGGCGGGACAGCTTGGCAGCACTCAGGAGCTTGACGTGGCCCGCGAGTTGTTCGATTCGCAAGTCGTCAAGCACTTTCAGCGCATTATCAAAGACGCGTTGTTCCCTCTTTACAATGAAAGCGGGTCAAAACCGCTTTACGAGGCCAATACGAGCCTTTCATCGAATCAAGCACCCAAGACCCCCGAAGAGTTGTTTGAGTTGCTCAGCGGCGAGGAAATGGGCGAAGAATGGGAACTGATTGATGAACGCGAAGTGGACTACGACAACGAAGAAACGTTGGACGCGCTTTGGACGTTTGCCAAAGTTCCGAGTTCTAACCCGAACGGGAAGAGCGAGCAAGACACCGACATCATCAAAACGCGGTATCGGTACGCGCCTAACATTGCCGACGAGAAGAGCCGCGACTTCTGCGCGAAGATGGTCAAGGCGGGTAAGGTGTACCGTAAGGAAGACATCATGGCGGCGTCTAATCGCGCAGTAAATGCAGGTTGGGGGCCACGCGGAGCCGCGACGTACGACCTGTGGCTGTACAAGGGCGGCGGTTCGTGTCGTCATTTTTGGATGCGGCAAACGTACCTGAAGAAGAACAACAAGAAAATCAGCGTGAACGAGGCGCGGCGCATCATCAACTCCATGCCGGTAAGCCAGCGCGAGCGATTGCCGCAGAACGACCCGAAGGTGGCGCAGCGTCCGCGCGATATGTCCAACCGTGGCTTCCTTGAGCCGCGCAACTTCACCACACCACGATGAGCGAAATTCTACTCCTTGACACGAACTACCTGAAGCGCATCACGCAACTAAACGGGCAAGTTCAAGAAGACCAACTGCAGTCGGCTATAATCTCTGCGCAAGACATTCACCTGCAACAATGGTTGGGGTCTGATTTGTTGGACGCGATCAAAACCAAAGCGCAAGCAGGAACGCTGTCGGGCGGTTACGAGACGTTGGTGAACACGTACGTTCGTAAGGCGTTGGCGTGGCTTGTCCTCGTCGATTTGCTGCCGACGATGCACGTCCAACTTCGCAACGGTGGGCTGGTCATCAACGCACCCGAAGGCACCATCTCCATCGGCCCCGACGAGCTGCACCGATTGCGCGAGGACGCACGGAACAAAGCCGAGTTTTACCTCAAGCAGATGTGTCGGTGGCTGTCGTACAACAACGCGCTTGTGCCTGAGTATTTGACCGACACGCAGAACCGCATCAAGGCGAAGCGACCGAGCTACACGCAAGGCTTTCAAATTTCGGGCGGTCACTTCGTGAGCGAAATCTACTCGACGAAATGAGGCAACCGCGACAAGAAAACGAACGCCGTCTAAAAGTCTTCCTCAAGAAACTGGAGGCGGAGAAAAAGAAGAAGAAAAAATGAATTGGGACTTGATCGTCGGAGCAGGTTCGGTAGCCATTCCTATCGTCGCTGCGCTTTGGAAATGGGGTACTACCATCACTCGGTTTATGGCCTCCACCGAGCAGCGTATTTCTGCCTTGGAAAAAGCCGAGGACACCGTGTGCAAACGTCTCGACGACATGGAAACGAAACAGACCAAGCGACACGACGCGATACAAGGCAGCATCGCCAAACTTCGCGAGGAGCTTGTGTCTACCAACTCCATCCGTCCCAATGCGTAACCTCACCCGAATCATACTGCATTGTTCTGCGACCGAGGAAGGCAAAGACTTCGACGCTGCCGACATCAGAACCTGGCACAAAGCCAGGGGGTGGCGCGACATCGGATACCATTACGTTATCTGTCTCGACGGCACCATCGAAAGGGGGCGACCCATCGACGAGGTAGGGGCGCACGTCAAAGGGCACAACGCCGACACGATTGGGATATGCTACATAGGGGGACTGAGGAACGGGAAACCAGCGGACACGATGACGCAACAACAGGAGGTGGCGTGGATGAACATTGTTTTCGGGCTTAGGATGGTGTTCGGCTATCTCCCGGTTCACGGACACAACGAATACTCGGCGAAGGCTTGTCCTTCGTTTGAGGTGGCGACTAAATACGGATTCTTGAACGTCTTACCAACGGAAAATTGAACATGGAATTTCTGACAGAAAACTGGGCAGAGATTGCTCTTGCGGTTATTACGCTTGCAGGCACTATTACAGCTCTCACAGAGAGCGAAAAGGACGACAACGTAGTCCAAGTGCTCAAGCGCATTTTGGATGCCGTAGTGATGGGCAAAAGCCGTCGGAGGTGATAAGCTACATCAACCGAACAGCGTTTCGGGTGGACATCGAAAACGGGCAGGAGATGCTTTTTATCTCCGACGTCCACTACGACTCCACGAAATGCGACCGCGAACTACTTAGCAAGCACCTTGACGAAGCGCGAAAGCGTGGAGCCAAGGTGTTTGTTTTTGGAGACTGGTTTGATTTGATGCAAGGCAAGTACGACCCGCGCGGGAACTACTCCGACCTACGACCTGAGTACAAAAGCATCACGTACTTGGACGACGTAATCGAGGACAGTGCCAAATTTCTCGAAGAGTACAAGCACCAAATCGTGTTCATCGGTCGCGGCAACCACGAGACGAACATCGAGAAGCGGTTGCATACGTCTCCGCTTGATCGCCTCGCGGCCATCCACAACCAAAACGGCGGCAACGTCATCATCGGCGGTTACAGCGGTTGGCTCATGTGCCATATCAAGTCGGGGGACAACTCTAAGGCCATGAGCGCAATTCATTTTCATCACGGGTACGGCGGCAACGCCCCAAGGTCAAAGGGCGTTCTAGGAGTTGACATCGACCAGATGCAGTTCCCCGACGCCTCGGTCATCGTACGAGGTCACACCCACCAGAAATGGCACGTGCCGGTGGTGGTCGATAGAATTTCCGAGCGCGGCAACGCATATCAACAACGCGTCCATCACTTGCGGACGGGTTCGTACAAGAAGCTCGGCGACCGCTTTGCGGGTTGGGCGGTCGAGAAGAACTTCAACACGCCAACCTTGGGCGGGTGGTGGCTGACGGCGAAAAGAAACCGAAGCAATCACAGAATTGATTGGAAAGTCGAGGAGGCGTTGTAACTTCGGACGGACGCAAGTCGAAGTGAATTCTGTTTATTTGGTTGAAAGGAGCTGCCTAACGAGGTGGCTCTTTTTTTTTCGCTGAAGTTTGGAAATGTAACCTTCGTGTGTATCTTTGCGTAAGTTCAACCAAACAAAAACAGATACCATGAACTGGATTTACAACGGAATGCCCGACACCGACCGCGAGGTAATCATCGCGTTTCTTACCCCCGACCGTGAATACGTGGGCTACAACGTGGCGCGCAGGGCAATGTTCAAAAAGGACAAGTGGGGTGTGCCCGATACGTGGACGGTACTTGCGTGGGCAGACTTTCCCCGACTCAACAAAGACGCCGACGGAAACGCGGTCACTCATCATTGGTTGGACGTCGAAGGCTTGAAGTGATGGAAGAGCTGAAAGACGATACCCGCGAATTTTACCTGTGGGCAGAAAAGCAAGAACAGCCGACCGTGGCTTACGGAGTGCAGTACTACCTGTTTGAGTTGCAACGTGCGCTCGACAATCTGAATTCATACATCAATCAAAACATCAAGTGATGGAACAATTTGAATACGGCGAACTGGTAGAGGTTCGCGACAATGACCAAGGAGCTTGGTTAAAGAGGCACTACGTCGGCACACTACACCAAGTGCCGCCGCATCCGGCGTTGCATTATGTGATGCGCGTGGAAAAAACGCCAAAAACGTACGACGGCATACCCGGCTATCCGTGCAAGCAAATCCGCAAAGCCCAACCTGAGCACGGTCTCATCGAAATCGAGCAGCCTGAAAGTATTGAGCAG